TTTTGTGGATTCGGAGTGAGATATATCCACTTCTTAGAAAGACTTCCATCAGCAGACTTATCATAGTAACAGATTCGGTCTTTCTGAGGTGTTGTATTTTCGGTAGAGATATAATAGGTGTACGCATTACCAAACTCAGCAGTACCTTCCACCTTATAGCCTTCCTCGCTGGTGAAGGTCATGCCCTTCGCTACGCCCTCTGCAACAGCATCACCAAATCGAGAAAGCGGAATGTTAGAACGCATCGTGATCGCACTGCGTTCCGCAATACAGTCACTGGACAGAAGTTTGCCTGCGCTATCATACAAACCGTCGCACAAACTTTCCACCGTCAGCAAGGTCGTGCCACTCTGAGAAAGAGAACGGATATTTGCCGGAATTGCTTCCACCCGTTTCACCCTCGGCATCGTCGAAGCGTCCTTGATTCCCGCGATCTTCTCCGGCATCTCTCCCGGCTTCATCGTGCCGCTAATGCCCTTAGACCGGATTGCATCTGCGATATCCTTAAAAATCTGTGTCAGTGTCATCAGTAACTCGCCTCCAGCACCTTCCCGATCTGAGCATCCACATACCCAAACACATCCTGCTTCATCCCCTGCGGGTCGTACACATTCGCCAGCATATCGCCCGCGCCTCTACCGTCCGCGCCCTTCTGCGCGATCAGCAGCCAGTACGCGGTATCGGTCGGCGCATGTCCGGTCGTTGCCGCCGTGCACACATAAGACGAGCCGTTAAAGCTGACCTTGTTGCCAGGAACGTAGGTCTTTGCGGCGTCATATGTCTGCCAGACGTTCCGTGCGTTCTCCGCGCTCTGACGCGCCGTCTCGGCGGAAGCGCGGCTCTTTTCCGCGCTCACGCGGGCGGCCTCGCTCGTCTGACGGGTGCTTTCTGCATTGGCTCTCGCCGTCTCCGCGCTCACGCGCCCCGTTTCGGCAGATTTTCGCGCCGCTTCACCGCTTTCGCGAACAGTCTCCGCAGAAGCGCGGTTTGTCTCAGCGGTTTTCCGTGCGGTCTCGGCAGAAATGCGCGTATCTTCAGCGCTCACGCGGTCTGCCTCGGCATCCGCTCTGCCGGTCTCGGCAGAAATACGCGCAGATTCATTCTGTGCGCGGCTGCTTTCTGCGTTTGCCCTCTGGCTTTCCGCCGTCACCCGCGCGCTTTCCGCGCTGACCCTGCCGTTCTCCGCCGCCGCCCGGCTCTTCTCCGCCGAGTCGCGTTTGTTCTCCGCGTTCACGCGGGTGGTCTCCGCCGTTACGCGGTCGTTTTCCGCGCGGATGCGGTTTTCCTCCGCCGACAGGCGCGCCGTTTCGTTGGTCTCGCGCTGACCTTCCGCGCTCACACGCCCCTGCTCGGCCGTCTGCCGGGCGTTCTCCTGCTGTACGCGCTGCGCTTCCTCGGCGGACCAGCTCTTTGTCGACTCCTCCATGTCCGCGAACTTGTCAACGATGGCGTTGAACTGCGGCTTGACGATCTCGCGCGCGAAGCGGTCGAAAACGCTCTTGTTTTCCGCCGCCGTGCCGGTCAGCGTGTCCGGCGCGGCGATCACGCCCTTTTCGCTGAACTGGGCGTCTGTGATCTTGTAATCACGAATACTCATTATGCACTTCTCGCCTCCCCTGCCTCGATGTACTTCACGAGGATCTCGTAAATGCCGAAGCCCTCGTTGAGCGCGTCCGAGACAAAAATAAACTGTATCATGATCCATTTCTTGATCTTGCTTCTGAACTGGCGGATGCTGTTCGCCGAGGTCTCGAACGTGAAGCGTTCGAAGTTGATGTCCTCGAACGTCAGCCGGTCCGCGTAGAACTCGCGGATGCGCCTGCCGCTGTCCTTCTCGGTGCGGACATACAGCTCGCACTTGCTTCTCGCGTATCTCTTGAGATGCACCGCGCTTCCGCGCTTGGGCATGGTCTTGAGCATCGCGATATTGCCCATGCTGTCGAGCTTGCTTGCCCACTCCGCATGGATAGGCGCGCCGTCGTCGTTGTAGGCGCGCATGAGCGTCTCGTTCTCCTCGGTGACCATGTCGTCGTTGAACTTGCAGACCCTGCCGTCTGCCGTGCCGAAGTACAGCGTCTGGCGGTCTGCGCGCAGCACGCGCGCCGGAATGTTGATCCAGTAGTACCACTCATAGCCGTTGTCACTCTTGTCCTGGTTACCGTCCGCGACGTAGGCTCTGCCGTCCACGACGAGCACATACCAGCCGCGCCACGTTGCCGCGACCGCCTCCTCGAGACCGTGCTCCTTGGTCAGTTTGGGGTTGACGCGCCGCGAGCGGCAGAACAGCTGACGCACCTGCATGTTGTTGTAGTAGGTCGTTGTCGGCGCATACACGCCTCTGGGACTCAGGTACAGCGGATCGTCGTTGAGGTTCGCCGCCGAGTACCGCGCGACCGCGCCGTAACCGGGCACGCCCTCCTTGAGTGGGAACGCCGCGACGTCGTTCGTGATCGTTCCGACATGGTGCCAGATCGTGCCCTCCTGCCGGTTGTCCTTCTTGATGACGAGCAGCTCCCCCTGTGCCTTGAGATAGCACATGATGGGAAAGTCGCTCGAGCCGACAGCGGAATAGTTGCTGTCCGGGAAATACGTCGGGTCGCTGAGGCCGGAGAACCATTCCATGTTTGCAAAGCCGTCGTTTCCGGACAGGAACACGCGGTCTCCCGAGCCGTCCAGACCGTAGATTGCGAAGATCGTGCAGCCGAAGATCTTCTTTCGCGTCTCGGTGGTCTTGGCGAACTTGATTTCAATGTTCGAGGTGCCAGCGTTCTCCGGTGCTCTGGGTGCCGAGCTGAGCGTCACCGTGCCCTTCACCGCGTCGAAGCTCTTTACCGCGATGCTCTCGCCGGTGATATGGAACTGCGCCGTAGGCGTGACGTCCGCGTCAATGCCGGCCACGTCGAGCCGAAACGTCGTGCTCGAGCCGTCCGCAACGAAGCGGTTGCGCCGCCACTTGGAGATCATGTTGACCTTCTCGTAGGGCTCGCCGCCGCCTGCCGGCTTGCGCTGATAGCTCGTCAGCGGGCAGTACGCCGTATCGTCCGCGACGCGCTTTACACTCGCCCCGTCATAGACGAGGTATTCCGCGCCGGTGAGCAGATACAGCTTGCCGTTCAGATAAAACCCCTGCGTCCGGCCGCCGCTCTTCAGGCCGGTCATCAGCGTCTGCTGACTGCCCGCGATCGGCTGATAGGTGTCCGTGTTCAGACGCACCTTGTACAAGGTGTCTCCGGCGTGGACGATCATGGTTCTGCCGGTCTCGGTCGTGGCCTCGTAGAGGAAAATACCGGCGACCGGCTTGTTTTCGCCGAGGTTCAGCACTGTGCGCCAGCCCCACCGCCGTTCGGGCGCGCCGCCCTCGTCCGCGATAACGTTCACCGCGCGCGGACTGCGGCCGTCGTTGATCTGGGTCTCGTCTGTACTGTAGTCCACGCCGCGGAACTGCTTGTAGCGCTTCCTGCCGATGGTAGGCGTGGAGAAGTCGGGAACCGTCATGGTTTTCATTCTGTGCCCCCCTCCCTGTCATACGCGAACACCGCAGGCGCGGCGTCCTCGAGCGCCTCGACGAAATAGTTGTGCTCGAGGACCATCTGCGCCTGCTTGTCCTCCTCGTCGATCATGAGCGCCGAGGCGAGGCCGTGCGGCAGCGCGCCGCGCGTGATCCGGTCATCCCAGTCGAGGACCGTGTCGTCTATCGCGTTGATCTCCGGCGCGCTCGTGAGCTCTTCCCGCCCGCTCGCCGCGCGTATGCAGTTCTCATACGGCAGCGCCTCGATCAGCAGCCGCTCAAGCAAAAGCGGCGAATACTGATCGTAATCCGTATCGCCGCCCTTGCTGGTGAACAGAATGGCGGCCGCAAGATCAAAAATCTTTCTTACTGTTGTTGCCATTCTTTCCTCCTGAATTTAGTTGTCGGTTGCCTCTGCGACAGCAGAAGTGAGCTTGCCGGTCTTGCCGAATGCAACCACGCGGATGGTCTGGCCCGCCTTGGTAGCAACCGTGCCGCCGGATGCGACCAGCATGCGGTTTGCGGAGAAGCGCGGGTCCGAGCCGTCCAGCGTGTACCAGATTTCGTCCGCATCTGCCGCCGTAACGGTCGCACTGTGCGAAGCGATCGCTACGGTGCACGCCTGCTGGCTTGCTGCCTTAGCCACAACGACAACCGAATCCGCACGGCTGGAAAGCACAAACAGATCGTAAATCTGACGGCCCTCAACCAGAGAACCGGAAACGCCGGGGGGATCGGTGTGGATTTTGGTATCGTCAATGGTATACGGGAACGCAAGCGCCTGCTCGTGAATTGCCAGCATATAAACATCGGTCGGGAACAGTCGGTCGGGAACCTTTACAACGGTAAAGCCCGCAACCTGACCAACAACGCCTGTGGGCAGCTGCTTGCCCGCCAGATTGTCCAGCTTGACCCACTCGTCCGAGAGGATGATCTTCTTATAGTCACTCACGCGGACAAAAAGGATACGGCCGTCATCCGGAACATAGTGATCGTCCATATAGGCGGCAGCATCATAGACGGTGGAGATAATGTCGCTTTTGGTCGGTGCAGCAGAAACGCCCTGAATATGGCCGAATCGTGCAATGCGGCTGAAGCCGTACTTGTCGCCGGTCGGCACGCACTTCTCGGAGATCTGCTGGCGCAGGTACTGGCCGGCCTTGTTGCTGATAGCCTGCTGAGAGCCGTCGCCCTTGTCTACAATGGCGGTAAACGCCTTGTCCTGGGTGATGGTGTACTCGTTTACGATGTCCTGTACATCGTTCGGCACGCCGTAGCGGTCCTTGCCCTCTCGCTTGTAGTCGTTCAGCTCGCTGGTGAGGATCTGGTAAACCTTGCAGGTTTTCTTGCCGATCATGTCAACGTGCGCCTTGCAGTGCGGGCGCAGGAACGAGGTATGGGTATACAGCTTTTCTACAGCTTTTGAATACTGTTCAGTAAGATAAATAGGCATATAGTAAAATCACTCCTTTTAGAGTCCCAGAAGGCCGCGCAGGAACGGGTCCGAGGTGTCACCCTCGCGGCCGGTCATACTGCCCGGGCTCATCTGTCTGTTCTGATTGTTTTTCTTTTCGATCTCGACCTGCTGCTGTGCCTGTTCGCTCATATAGCGCCAGTGCGCAGCAACCGGGGTCATGTGCTCCTTCGTGACGAGCTCAGCCACGCGCGGCGGCACGTCCTCGACGCTTTTCGCGCCGGAGACCCTGGCATACTCATCCCATGCGCGCGTTTCGGCCTCGTGCCGTGCCTGCTGCACGGTCTGATCGATGCGCTGCTGCGCGGCGGTGATCTCCGCCTGCCGCTGCTGCGCCGCGCGCACCTGTTCGGCACGCTGCGAGGCGAGGCGGCCCTCTGCGATGGCCCGGAGCGCCGCGTCCGGCGTGTCCGGGAACTCACTGCGGCACTTTTCGATCTCGCCCTCGAGCATCTGCTGACGCTGCACGCCCTCGAGCTGTTCGAGGTACTGCTGACGGCTCATGCCGGAAGCCTCGGCGTAGCGGTCCAGCAGACGGAACTCGCGTTCGCCCTTCGCGTCGTAGTTCATGCCCTTCTGAAGGAGCTCAACCGGATTTGCACCCAGCGCGCCGGTGAGCGCCTGCACCGCGTCCGCAGGCAACTGGAACCGCCGTCCGTTGTAGACGAGCGGTACGGTCTGCACCGGCTGATTTTCCGCCTCCTCCGGCGGGGTCTCGCCGCCCTCCGGCGGCAGGGTCTCCGGCTCGTCCTGCTGACCGGGGTCAGTCTGCTGGTTTTCCAGACCGCCCTCTTCACCCTCCGCGCCGCCGTCCGGGGCAGCGGCCTGCTGGTTTTCCAGACCGTTTTCTCCCGTCAGGCTTTCGAGGAAAGCGTCGCCGTCGAAGCCGTCCATGTCCGCGCCGGTCTCGCCCTCAGCGAAATACTGAAGACCGATCCCCGCGCGGGGCTCGCTTCCGTCCATGTGATTGCTGGTTTTCCAATCCATCGTGACAAATCCTTTCTCTATCGCAACAGCCGTTTTACAGGCTGATTGCTTCGCTTTTCCACCAGCAATGCTGGTGCTCTCGTTTTATCGCCGCACGGCGGCGGAATAAGGATAGAGGCCTACGGGCTTCAAACTCATAGAGCAAATCCTTTCTATTGCAATCGCCCGCAGGCGTTTGCGGCGTGGTGTTGTTTGTTTTCCCTGCCCTGCGGCGGACGCACCGCCGTTCCGCAGGCGGTACGCCCGGCATCCTTGCACACAGGGGGAATGTGTGGTCCGGGCGCGCGGCCGATATGGCGAGAGACGCCGCCCGCCGCAAGGCAGGAAAGAAAAAAATGGTTGTTTCAGGACCCTGACGGACGGGCGAGAAAAAGAAATAGGAGGAACTCGCTCATCCGCCTGTATCCCCGAAGGTCATCGGGCAGTAACGCCCGTCACGGCCCTGAATAGAAGAAAAACGTGGTTCCGGCGCTCGGACGGACGCCCGGACGGGGGAATGTCCGGGAGGAAACGTCCGCCAAAGAAAACTGAAAGGAAATGTAAACCCAGCCCAGGAAGAGGCCGCCGGGCGGCATCTCAAACCGCCCGTCCGAGCGCCGGAAAGAAATCAGTATGTCGGATGATCCGGAACTTCCACGCAGCATCCGCTTTCGGCAGCTTCCAAGTCACGCAAAAGCGACTTAATGCAGAACGAAAGGTCAACGCCCTCGTATTCCGCACGAACTTCCATTGCGTGCAGGTAGTCACCCATACTGCGCTTCTGCTGCATGAGCAGCTCGAGCGGACAGTCAGGAGTAAAGTCCAGCTTGTGCGCTTCAGTCTTCACAAGCATCTTGTGCAGCTTTACATAGCGAATCTTCGTTTCCAGATATTCACCGAGGAAACGATCCTGATAAGTGGAGCTCTTTGTAAGAAACGTTACATCGGACAGCGTCAAATCATCAAATGTTTTCACGTTTTCACCCCTCAAAACCTGAATTTAGGCTCTTTCCCCTTGCAGAACTTCGCCTTCGCGGTATTCAGCGCCTCCTGCATCGCGCCGAACATCGCGTCTACCTGCTGTTCGGTGTACTCGTAGTCGCCGGTTGCGAAGTTGCCGATCAGGCTGATCGCCTTGCACGCTCGTCCCACGCGCGGCTCTGCCACGCGGATAAAGCGTTCCGCCTTGGTTTCAACTGTCTTTTCCATGTTTACATTCCTCCATTATTCATAAGCTGCTGCATGCTTTGCTGCTGCTGCATTCTCTTCGCCGCCTCGACAAGCTCCTCCTGATCCCTGATGGAGCCCTCGGGCATCCGCGCCAGAAAATCCGCATTGGACGGCATAACGCCGGCCGTCTGCAAGTTGTTGAGCGTCGAGATCTGCAAAATGCGGCTCCAGTAGCTCGCCTCGCCGATATGGATGTTGAGGTCGAGCGCCTCGACCGGGAGCGTGCCGAAGTCGTACATCTCGACCCTCGTCTGCTTTTCGGTCTGCCCGTCCTCGCCCGTCGGGACCTCGTCGGTGATCTTGACCTGCCGCACGCCGTAGTAGGCGTGCATCATGTCGATGAGCACCCGCTCGTAGTCCTCGACGAACTGATAATACGCGATCTTGGTCAGTGCGAGCGGCGCGGCGTTCGCGGTCTGCACCGCAACGATGGCCGAGCTGTTCTCCGGGTTCTTGACGTTGCCGAGCGCAGCGTCATTCGCGCCCGCGCAATTCTTGAGCGCGTCGATCATGGCGGACATAATGCCGGTTGCCTCTGTCGGCAGCGGCATCGAACCGGCGACCGCCGTCAGCGCCTCCTTGACATCGCCCGTCACGCCGATGTAGGGCGCGTCCGGGTCCCAGCCGTTCGGGAACTTCGAGCGGTTGTAAACAAGTTTCGGCGTTGCCGTGTTGATGAGCTGCAAGGCGATAGCCGTCCACAGCTTGTTGATTTCGATCTGCGTGTTGATGAGAGGCTTCACCTCCATCACGCCGTGATAGCAGTTCTTGCGCGGCTTCCAGCTCATGTACGCCACCGGATACAGCGTCATTCCCGTGGTCACGTCCGGCTCGATGAGAACATCGCCGCAGCTGCGGCAGTAGTGGACGCACCCGTCCTCGCTCTTCCAGAAGCGCACAAGCTCGGTGCCGAGAGTGTCGTTCTCGCTCTGCTCGTCGTCACCCTTGTACAGGCCGTCCGAGTCGCCCTCGATGCGCTCCCAGTCCTTACAGCCGAGCCGTTTCGCGTCGCGTCGGATCTCGGTCACAGGTCTGCGGCGGACGACGATGATGTACGGCTGCTCCTGAAGGGTCGAGTTCGATGGATTACCAAAAAGGATGTTGGTGTTCATCACCTGCTCGGCGCGGATCTCGCCCTGCACACCGCCGAGGCCGGAGCTTTTGCTTCCGTCAAAGTAGAAATACAGTGCCGCGTCTCCGTCTACACAGGCGTCGCGCAGGATGGAGTGGTGCATGCTCTTGAGCTTTGTCCGCTCGACAACGCGGTCAATGGACTGCTCGAGGATCTTCGCGGCGTACTCCGCCTGTTCGTCCGGCAGGAACGGCTCAATGTCCTGGTCGACGTCGTTCGAAACGATCTGCGCAACCTTGTAGTGCACGATAGGGTCGAGTACGTTCATCGTGATCGGCCGCAGCATCTTGGCCTTCAGGCCTTCCCATTGCCGCCCCTCGACGAAATTCTCGCACTGCTTGACGTCCTCATAGAGGTTCAGACCGTTGTTGAACTGTACACCCTTGTCGTACTCCGCACGCACGCGCGCGGCCGTGATCGTCTCAGTATTCGTCTGCATACAGATCCTCCTGACCGCGTCCCGAGCCGGAGTAGTTGAGGATGTTGGAGATCTCGCGCGATACGCGGCCCTCGGTGGTCAGCCGCGCGTAATACTCCTTGTCGTGCTCGCTTTTCCAGTGCTCAGAGGTCTCCTTCTCGCGGATGAGCGCCTCCTCGAGCGCGTGCCGGTCACTTTTCAGCGTCTCGATCTCGCGTTTCACCGTCGAAAGCTCCTTTGTCGCCCGCTCGTGCTCATCCTTTTCGAGTTGAAGCTCTGCGCGAGCCTCCTGAAGCGAGCGCCGCAGCGTGCATGCCGCGTTTTCGCCGTCATGGAGCGCCCTGTCGAGCTTGTTCGCGCGCTCAATGGCGAATTCCTTCTCCGTGGTGACGGTCTTGAAGGACGCCTCCATGCACTTTGCCGACTTCTCGAAGGCGAGCAGCTGCTCCGAGGTGCTCGTGAGCGTCCGACGCAGCCCGTGCGCCTTCCGTGCCTGAATGACCGCCGCCGCGCAGGCGGCAACAGCGAGGGCAATGCTAATACCCAAATACATTTCTGGTCTCCTCCTCTGTGCTTACATAATCCTCGCTGAATTCCTTCGGTTCGCAGGCCGCGATCGGACGGCCTGCCACGAAATACCGCAGCATATCCGCCGGGTGGGTGTACTCGTGCGGCTCGTTTGCCACATCGTCAGGGTGCTTCTCGTCGTGCAGCAGCATCGGAATGCTCTTGATGGTTTGCGTGCAGTTCGAGAAGATCATCAAACTCGGCTTGCCGGTGTCCTTGCGTACCTTCAAATATTCTTTGAGGTCAAGCCAACCGAGCACGCGGTTGTTTTTCGCTTTTTCCATAAACACACCGCATTCCGCAAAGCGGTCTGCCGCGCTGCGTCCGGTGTCCTGTCTCCGGTTCCAGAGGTCAGGCGGTGCAAAGGTGATCGCGTACCGTTCGGTTTCGTCCGAGCGCTCCAGGATGGCGTTAGCCGCGTCAGATAATATAAGTCCATCGTGTCCTTCTCCCAAATCCTTGCCCTCGCAGTATTCCTTGTACAGATACGCGGTGCCGTTCTCGTCCACGGCAAACCAGCCGACCGCCAGCATATCAAAGCCGTAGTCGAGCGCCTTGTACCGCGTCCAGTGGTCCGGGATGGGGAACGCCTCGCAAACATGTGTCTCGCGCCGGAACTCGGGGAAATACATCCCCTCAAATACGTCCCAGTCGCCGTACAGCATGGCCCGCTTACGGTCCTCGGGCAGATTTTCGAGCGCGTTCACATATTCCGGCGAGTTGCGCATCAGCGCCTTGTTGTCGTAGACGTTCGCCTGGATAAAGAGATAATTCTCCGGCTTTTCCTTCTTGACGAAATCACGGTCGATGAACAGCCGCTTGAACCAGGCGTGCCCCACGCCGCCAGGGTTGCACGTGAAGTACATCCGCGGCGGGAAGAACTCGTCCATCAGGCCGGACGAGCGGTTGCTCTCGGTCATGGTCGTAAAGACCTTCTCGGGGAACTGCGTGCACTCCTCGAGGAAAATAACGTCGTAAGCCTGGCCCTGATACTGCGACAGGTCGCTGTCATGCCGGCAGTATCCGAACTTGAGCCGCGCCCCGTTGGGAAAGACGAAAGCCTTGTCCGTGCCGTTGTATTTCGCCACGCCGTTCAGCTCCCGCATGGCGGGCAGCAGGTGGTTCTCTTTCAATTCGGGGTATGTCCTTCGCATGAAAAGCACCTGAATGCCGCTGTACCGCAGACAGAGCAGCTCGGCCTTCATTCGTGCAACGTGGCTCTTGCCGCCGCCTCGCGCGCCGCCGTAAGCGGTGTATCGCGTGCGGCTGAGCAGGAAATCACGCTGCTTGGGGTATGGTTCCTTGAAAACGAGCTGCTTCATTCCGCGAACGCCTCCTCATCCGGAGAAGCGAACGTGATCTGCGCGCCTGCACTCTCACCCTCGTTCAAATGTGCCTCGAGTGCTTCCTGCCGCTCCATCACGTCCTTTAGCGTGCCGGACAGCTCGCGCAGGGTGGTGCCGGTGTAGTTCGTCATGATCTTGCCGAGCAGCTCGACCTGAGCCGGATCTAAGGCGACGCTTCCGTCCGATGCGGCCTTCCGCAGGATCTTGAGTCCTTCGTCCAGGTCTTTCATCTCGCTGAGCGTCGCGGCAGCCTTGCGGCCGAGCGAACGGACAACATCGTCCACGACCTTGTTGCACCGCTTGATCTGCGTGCGGCGGATCTCACGCCTTGCGGCAATGCCGTCCTCGTCTCCCTCGTTCTGGGTGTGCACCCAGTCCGCGAGCGTCGACTTTGGAATGCGCAGCCGGCAGGCGGCGTTTGTGATCGAGACGCCGCTCGCCACGAGCGCAAGCGCCTCCTCTTTGAATTTCTGGTCATACTTGCTTCCGCGCTGCTGCATCCGATCACCTCCCGCGCGTGTCTTGTTTTTGCTGAATACAAGTATAATCGGAAAAATCGGACAAAACGGACAACTTTGTCCGAGCAGCAAAAAAGCGCCCGGACGAGCCTCACGGCACGCCCAAGCGCTTGTGTTTTCAATTATTCGGTTTTGCAATGAATTCCCGCTCGTACTCCTTCAGCAGCCTGTCCAGCGTCGGACGGCTGACACCGTTTTCCCGCGCGAGCGTCGCCTTACTCTTGTGCCGCGTCACCCAGTCGTGATACACAGCCGCCATGTCCGCAATCTCCGTCTTTTTCCGCCCCTTGTACTTGCCCTCGCGCTTGGCGATCTCGATTCCCTCCCGCTGACGTTCCAGCATGTTCTCACGTTCGAACTGGTTGATGATTGCAATGAAGCCGATCATAGCCCGTCCCATTGGTGTTTTCGTGTCAAACCCTTCCTTGTTGCTTTTCAGATGAATGCCGCGCTTCTGCAAGTCATTCGTCAATGTCATAAGGTCGCCCACGCTGCGGCTGATACGTGAAAAATCGTGAATGTAGATCGTGTCCCCCTCTCGCGCGTAGTCCAGCATCTCCTTGAGCTTCGGCCGGTTCATGTCCTTGCCGCTGATCTTCTCGATGAACCATTTGTCGATGTCATACTTTTCAAGCGCCTCCACCTGCCGCGCCTCGTTCTGTTCCTCGGTCGATACACGCACATACGCGAGTTTTGCCCCGTTTGCCATTTTATCCACTCCTTGTTGATGTTTTGTAAAGTTGAACTCTTGACTTTGCTTTACACATGTAAAACAAAGCGAAAAACCATGCTATTTTTACGTTTTTCGGTACTCCTGCACACCTGCTCATTAGGGCATGTCCTATTTTTACACCAGAGGGCACAGCAAAGCGGACGGGTGACACATCGTCAGTCCATCCGCATATATCGTTCGACCAGCTTCCTCGGTCCGCTTTCATCCGCGTACCCCATCCGCCGGGCGCACTCGCCCCAGCTCTTCCCGTCCAGGTACCGCAGCCGCAGCGCGCGCCGGGTCATGGAGTCGGAAACGTTGTCGATCCACTGCCGCACCTCGTCCTGCTCGTCCCGGCATTGCGCCTCGATCCGCCGAAGGCGGTCCCGGGCGTCCTCGAACGGCCGTTCCCCGAACAGGCAGCCGACGCCGAATGTAATTTCCATGCGTTCGCGGTGGCGCTTCTCGCGGGAAAACCGCTCGCGCTCCTCCTCGAGCTCGAGCAGCAGGCTTTCCACCTGCCGCAGCCGTTCCCTTGTCATTTCCGTCCATACCTCCTGCCTCTTCGGTCTCACGCTTCCAGCCGCTTACAGTTCTGCGCTTCCGCGCAGTTCCTCCCTTTGAAAAAATACAAAACGTAAAGCGATAATAAATAGTTATCATTCGTCCGAATCTGTCCGAGGAAATGCAGGGGAATTGTTAGACCCCTTACAAGCCAGAAAAACGGACATTTTCCGCTCTTTCTCAGCACCGCCAAACGCTGGCAGGCCGATCGTAAAGCCGCTTGCGTCGGCGGCGGATACGCTCCCACGGGTCAGGCGCGGCGCGCTTTCTCTGCCGTGCCCAGTAGGCGTCGAAGGCCTCCCGGTCGACGATCACGCCGACCAGATATCGAAACACACCGTACTGATTTTCCTTGGCCTCGCTATCGAGGACCTTGACGCCGGGCGGAATTTCCCCCGCCTCGCTGTCCGGCAGACGAAGCCGGAGCGGCTCGTTCGGCTTTTTGAGGTTGCGGCTGCACGAGTACGCGCGCCGCCCCTTGCTGTGCGGCTGATCCAGAAGATACTTTACCGTGTCCTCGAAAAACTCGGTGTTCTGCCGGAGCGGCCGGACGTCGACCGTGCCATGCAGCCAGCATTCCCCGATGATCTTCGCCATCGTCGAGAGTGCGCCCGCTCCCTCCATTCCTCGCAGAATGATATGGAAATGCGCGCGCACGCTGCACCCCGGCAGCTCGTGTTCTGCCGGAAATACGATATAAGCATGCTCGACGCCGAGCTTCGCAAGTCTGCGCTTCATTTGAGAATTAAACTTTTCGAGGTCCTTGCCCTCGTTCTCCGGCGCTTCCGCATAGGTAAGGCACACAAACAGGTCCCGCGTCTCGTGAAAATTGCACGCGATAATCTGCATCACCTTCCACCGCTGCGCGAGCGCGTTGATCCGCTTTTTCGCCTCGGTGGTCTGCTTTTTTCGTTCTCCGCGCTGACGCGGACTCTCCCCCGGCACAAAGCCGATGGAATAAAGCGACATCTGATAAAGATTGCCGTTTGCTTCTTCTTTCTGATAGATCATGTTTTCCTCCGGCGGCCGGCTCATGCACCCGCACCGCTGCATATACAGGGATAAGCCAGCCCCTTACAGGCTGGCTTTTCTGTTGTTCCTTTTCCGTTTCCATACTCTGCGCGCCTCGGCCATAAAAGCCTTGCGGCAGGCAGTCTCCGAAGCGCCGAAGACGTACGCAAGCCGCACCGCCGTCATGCAGTTGACAAGCTCTGCGGCCGTGAGGCCGTTTTCGGCAGCATTTCGGATGAAGCCGCGCACCTCCGCACCCGGATGCACGCCAAAAGAGCGCCGGTAGTGCGGAATGACAAGGCGCACCGTCTCAGCAGGAGCGCGCACCATCCTTTTCCCCTTCCATAAGATCAAAGATCGTGTTCTCGTCCAGATCCCGAAGCTCGAGCTGTCCGTCCACGACGCGCAGCCTGAGCGTATCCGCGACCTCGCCGTTAGACTTGCTTTTCTGCGTGACAGCCGAGGAGACATTGTAATCAAAATGCGTTTTGTTGGTGTCGTGATAAACACCGTCCTCGTCCTGTTCGCCGACAGTCCAGAGCTCGACGTTGAGCTTGAGCGTTACACTGCCGTCAGTCAGTCCCTGGCGGAGCAGGGTGTTCAGAACGTCGTGCAGCTTGAGATCAAAGAGATCGACCGCGTCGTTAAAAATCTCGCCGCGCAGACTCAAATCATGTTTCATCTCCGAGCTCCTTCCTGATCCTCGCGATCGTCTTGTCAACCCCGTGCTGACGCGCGACCTTGAATTCCACCTCGAGCGCGAACAGCGTCAGAATCTGCTCGGTGACGTTCGCGACGTCCGCGAGCTCAGAGGCCAGATGCTCGAGCCGCTCCTCGAGGCCGGACTCCTTGCCGCCGTCCTCAGAAAAGGCGAGCAGCTGTAAAACCTCGCTTGCCGCGCTCGACGCCTCGCCGAGCTCCTCCATCAGCTTGCAGACCTGCCGCTCCCGGCCGTAATAATTGGCAATCTTCAAAAGTTTTGCCGCACGTTTCGTGTTCATATTTTTCGTCTCCTCGTCTTTGTCTGTGCGCTTTTCAGTGCTCGGAAATTTCGGATTTCTAAAATCAACATTATCCCAGTCGATGTCAAGCGTGTGCTTCACGCCAGCTTGTCTCCTTCCTTCCGCAGCCAGTCCGCAATCACCTTTGCAAACTTCTCGCAGGCGGCCTCATCGCTTGCCTGCAGCTCCTCAAGCGCCTGCTCGAGCCGCTCCTCCACGCCGCGCAATTCGCCGAACAAAAAGTTGACCTTGTGCGCCGCCGGATTCTTGGCCTTGTCCAGCTTTTCCTCGGCAGCGCGGGCGCGATCCTCTGCGGCTCTGGCCGCTTCGGCGTTCTCCGCTCGTGCCTTTTCGCGGATTTCCTCAAGCTCCTCCTCGGTCAGCTCACGCACCTCGGCCGGCCGTTTTTCGAGCTCGTCGAGACGTTCGGCGAGATCTTTTTCGCGCTGCGTGGCGTCCGAGAGCGAGCTTTGAGCTTTGTCGCGCTCTTCGTTTGCCTCGCGGAGCTTGCTTCTGAGGAGCTTGTCCTTTTCCTTGAGCTTGTCGGCGTTCGCCTTTGCCTCGTCCCGCTCCTTCACGAGCGCCGCAATCTCGCGGCTCGACATGCTCGGCAGATCGTGCTCTTCGGCAAGCTCCTCGCGCTCCTCCTCGGCCATACCGAGCAGCGGCAGGATCTGCGAATACGAGAGCTCCGCGAAAGCATCCGCCGCCGTCTTGCCGGAAAGGCTCACCTGACCGCCGCCGAACTCGCGTGCAATGCGCATGTAGTTCTGGGCGGTCGTGGGCTTGTAGCCCAGCTTGTCGGTCAGGTAAGCCGTCCACTCGCCCTGCGGCACAAGCTGCTTTGCCTCCTCGAGCCGCGTGCCGATCTGTACGACAGCGTCCAGGAACACCTTCCGCGCGTTGTCGCGGATGGTGTTGATTTCCGCGGTTACGATCTCGATAGACCGTACCGCGACCACATTTTCACTCATTTACATAACCTTCCTTCCGTTCATTTTCGCGGCCTCGCGCAAATGAACAAGATACGCATTCATGAATGCCGCCGCCTCCGGTGTCCGTCTGCGGTTGCCCTGCGCGTAGCACTGTATGCAGTCGAGTGTTTTTGGGTCGATCTCGACTGTGTGCCAGCTCCTGCTCGGCGCGCTGCACAGCCGCAGCACCATGATGATGGTCTTGCCGTCCACGTGCCGGCCTGCATAAGAGGCGACGCAGTTGTCCTGCTCCTCGCCCTCGCGCACAATTTCCTCTGCGCTGTCGACCGGACGGATGAAACAGCCGCCGTGCCGCCAATTCATCCACCGCAGCAGGTGCCGCCGCGCGCGGAACTTCGCGTTTTCGGTGTGATGCTTCAGGTGTGCCTCTCGCCGCGTCAGCCGCATGTGCGCCTCGTGCAGGTCCGGCGGCAGCCGGCCACCATCAAGTCCGAGCCGGTCGAGCTGTTCGCGATAGTCCCGCAGCTCGACCAGCGCCGCATGAAGCGTCTGATCCGCACGCCGTGCCTGCCGCTCGATGTACTTCCGTACCTTCTTCGGCGTTTGCCCAAAGTCGGCGCAGAGCGCGGAAAACTGAGAAAACTCAAGCAGAACCGCACTCGCCGTCATCGCGAAGAAAACGCTGTCCTTGTCTGCCCGCCCCGCGCCCGCGCGCCTCAGTTCGCGGTAAAAGAGCGCCGACCCAAGCGAAGCGTTCGTATCAAGCAGCATGCGCAGATCCGCGCGGTCGAGTCCTCGAAACAGCTTTTTCGGGCTGTCTGCGCGCAGATTGATGAGGCGCTGAAAGAGCGCGCCGCCGCGGTTCTCACGCTCCCGCAGCCAGGAAATAAAGCCGCGCTTCACGAGGTGCTCGACCGCCGCCGGATAGCGGCAGTAAAGCGCGAGATAACTTGCGAGATCTTCGAGCGCATAGTTCGCGGAGTTGAGGCAGCTGTATTCAAGACAGGAGCCGCGCAGCTCATCCGAGTCGATCGCGAGATAGCTCGGATAGTAATTTCCCATGCCATAAGGCCATGTCGTCATGCCGATCTGCTTCACCGGAAGCGCGCGGTCCACATAATTAAATTTCCACTTTTTCGCGCCGCCGTCGAAAAAGACGATGCGTGCCGCTTCGCGGATGCAGTATTTGCTCTCGAGAAAATGAGGGTTCATCCTCACCTGCACCGACACAAGCCAGATCTCGCGTCCCTGTCCGCGCAGGAAGAAGGAAAACAGGAACGCCTCAGCAGCGAGAAACTTTGAGTCGTTCCAGCGCGAAGGATGTATCTCGCCGCGGCAGTGCGGACAGAACTTCCATTTCGACGCTGGGCCGCTCTTCAGTGGCTGTACAAAATGCTCCCGGCACCTCGTGCAGAAGCATTCATACCCGTCCTCGTGTCCGAGAAAGGGGTCTAAATCGTCTCCCGGATTGCGCCGGAAGAAAAGATATTCCCTGTGCTGTACGTGCTCGTCAATGAGCTGCTCGAGCTCGCCGCCGTCAATCGGCGGCATATCGTCAACGTTATACATATCCCCCTGTGCGCCTCCTCAGAGCAGGCTCATCAGGTCGAGCTCGTCCGCCTGCTGTTTTTCCTGCCCAAGCGTTTGGGTTTCCGGCGCTTCGCTCAAATTCACCTTGTAGAACTCCGCGACAACCTTGATAACCGGATTGTCCGGTTCAAAGCGATTGCACACGCAGCACCACGAGTTGTTCTTCTGGTGCTTCTTTGCGTACTCATAGAGCGCGCCGAAGCATTTGTCAAAGCTCATCTTCGGATTGTCGAGGTCTGCGGCGATCACCTCGGCCGCGTGCCTGTCCGCCTCCGCGATCATCAGCACAACCTCGCCGATCTGCCGGGCGTTGTCCCTGGCGGCCTCGACGGCCTTTCTGATCTTCTCGACACTCACGCCTGTGCCCACCTCCTCGAATACATGCAGCTCTGAACCGAGCTTTCCGTGCGATTGAACTTCCGCGCGATCTCAGAAAGCGAATATCCGTTTTTAACCATGTCCTTGGCTTCCCTGATCTCCGCGATCTTCCAGAAACCAGACTTGCGCGTCTTGATCACGCCGAGCCGGCGCAGATGGCTGCGCACGGTCTCCTGTGTGCGGTGAAAGTGACGCGCGATCTCTTCGATTGTGACGTTATCGCGGTACAGCTCCGCGAACCCTTCCGCCTCGCAGATCGTAACTGCGATGAAGGGGATTTTGGGCTTGTCCTCCGTCTCCGTGTTCCGCCGCATCGCCTCCGGCAGGCGCCGCCGGTCCTTGTCCGGTGTGAGAAACGCCTCCCGGACAACGTATGTATTCCCGAAAGCATGGTGCGTGGTCTCCCGGACCTCAAACCGCCCCTTCGGATGGCGGTAAACCGTTTTTACGTCGATTACCATAGTTGTACATCTCCTCTGTGCGCGCCCTGTAAATGCGCGCTTCCATTTCCTTTTTCGCCTCCCAGACGTCCGGAAGGTCTTTCATGGGTGCGCAGATCGGGTAAGCCTTGCCCTCGTCACCCATCGTCCCGACAAGGTGGTACTCGATTTCGCCGAACAGCGTCCGCTGCACCTCGACGCGCACGCGGTCGATCCGGACGCGCGGCAGGTCGGTGAGCTGGCTGTAGGGCTTGATTTCGAGCCCTGAGAAGATAATCATTCTTCTTCGCCGTCCCTTCTCGCCGCGAGCCGTTCGCGCAGCAGGCGGAGTGTGCGCTCATACTGCGCACGCTCCTCGCGTTTTTTCTGTCGGCCGTAGAAGTCCGCCCATTGGCAGGCGGACTCCATCGCGCGCTTTCTCTGCCAGTACCGCTCGCGGCTTGAAAGTCTCCGGCTCATCGGCTGATCTGGCGGAAGAAGTCACGCTTCCAGGCGCTGCGCTTTTCCGCCTTTGCGGCCGTGCGGTAGTCGCGGTAGAGTGACAGCAGCGCGTGCATCGCGGTGCAGTAGGCAGCGCAGCCGAGCAGCGCACAGCTGACAGCGACCGAAGCCGGCACCACGCCGGTAATGCCGAACGCCGCCGCCAGCGCGACCGATACCGCGCCCATCGCCGCCGCGATCTTATACGTTTTCTTTTCCATTTCTGTTTACCTCCCTCTTCGCACGGAGTTCCCACGCGAGCTCTTGCAGGCGCCGAATGCGTTCCTGCATTTCTTCCTCCGAGACGCCGCGATAGCAGTCGTCGTCGATCCGCACGACGCCGTGCGGATATTTGTACTCAGCAACGATAGCCATTGCATCCGCCTCCCTCATAGATATTATGTCATTCCTGCTCGTCCGTTGCCTGTCCGAGCATTTTTGCTTTCTCGAGCTCGATGCGCGCGGCAATGACCAGACTTTCCGGCGCTTCCGGATCCGCGAGCAGCGCCTCCGCGCTCATCGCGAGATATTCGTTATAGGGTCTCATGCAGGTATCACCTCGATCTTAACTGCCTTGTCCATCCATTCCGTTACCTTTGCGATGGTTTCATTCTTGTCCTTGCAGAAAAACTGACGCATCACCCGGCCGCCCCGCGGCCGCTCGAGCATCACCCATACCTCATACTTCACGGTGTTCTCCTTTTCAATCTTCCTCATCGATTACAATGCCGCCGTGAATGATGACGCGCTTATTGTTCAAATCGAAAAATACCTCGTTATCGTTCTCGGAAACATCAAACTTGCCGTTCCATTCTTTGATCTTCTCGCCGGTGTTGCTGTATACCGTTACCGTGCGGTGCAGGCCGCCGCCAAAGTCGCTTCCGATGCTCTTACCCACTCGGTCGCATCCGGCACAGCCGGAAAACATAGCCGCCATCGCGCCTACCAGCGCGACCAGTATTGTTTTCTTCATTTTCGTATTCCTTTCGTTTACCTTCTCTGCTATACTGAACAGCAGAAAGGAGGTGTTTTCATGGATTTTCGTTCAAAACAGGTGGATTGCCCTCTGTATCATCGCACTCAGACGGTGTACACATATCTGTTGCCTTTTCCCGATGGCTCTCTGCGGTATGTGTGCAACGGCTGTGAACAATGTGCGGATTGTACTGCATGCAATACTTGTATAAAGGCCACGCAGGACGCGTATGCAGATCAAGAATCATAGCCGCCTCTTCCTCGCTGAGCGTTGCCGCACCCGTCTGATAGGCGTACGCGAGCATTCTGTCGCAGGCTTCCGCGAACTTTTCCCGCAGTATTTCGTCAACACCCAGTGTATAAAATCCTCTTAGCAAAAGATTTTCAATGTGGAACAGCAACGCCGCGTCCCATTCGCGGACAAGCGGCTTTGAAAGCAGCTGTTCGCGTCTCTCGGCTTGCATAGCCTTGCGAATCTGCTTCCGGATTCGTTCCGGCGCAGGCCGTCCGCCGGAATACGGCGCCAAGCTGTAAGAAGTCCCGCCCTGCGGGGCTTCTTTGTTTTTCTCGGCGTCCATCCCCTCACCCCTTCCCTTCCGCCTGCTCGGCGTCCAGCGCGAAAAGGTATTCAAAATCAGCGTGAAACAGACCCATAACCTGTTTCGCTTCGCTCATTTTGAAATCTTTTCTGCCTTTCAGCTTGTTCCGCATTGCACTTTCGCTGATGTCGCAGACGTCTGCAAGCTGCTTTGTGTTAATTTTCTGCTTGAACATCTCAAGTTCCAAGTTAGGATACATTAGACAATTCTCCTTCCATGGTGTTATAATGGAATCCCTATATGTGACCTCCCGCCAGAAGTGGAGGTTATGCTTTGAAACCTATAGAATACTATCTCAATCTTCCGCCCGAACTGGTGGATATGAACGATCCTGATACGCCGGAATCCGTCAAAATTGCTGCGCGCATCGCATTAGAGAACGAAAGAAATTCTATTCTTGAAATCGAAGAATCAAAGCGCACCGAAAAAATGAAGGCAAGACTTGTTGCAATCGGCAAAGTCCTTGAAACCGGTGTAACTTTAGCAAGTCTCTTCAAATAATCCAGTCTAAATAATATTTTGGGAGGTCGTGTCATAGGATGCGGTCTTTCAACCGCTTGAAATACCCTTACTCGTA